ATTGACTTGGAGGAAAAAGCATATTACTTTACTACTCAAGATAAGGGTCAAATAGCTATCAAGACAACTAAAAAACCTGAAATATTAAGTATAAATGGGGAATCGATGTATTTCACAGACAATATTGAGGATGCCGACGAGGATTTATATAAATATTATGCCGAAATAGTTGAGGCCAAAATCATGGATTTTACTTTTGTTAACTCTGAAAATAAGAATTTACCATACTATAAAGACACGCTAACAGATGATGTTGAGGAAAATAACAAACTAAAACGTAAAATTAAAAGACAATTGACTGGTTTATTTAAAAATGATGATATAGCAGGATCAAAAATGATAGGTCTGGTAGGTTATAAAGGAAATAATAAAGCCAATAGCTATATTGATGGAGAACCAATTGAACCATTAGTACACTACAATATGACACAAATACAAAATAGTACATATTGTAAGGGGTTCAGCTTAAACCCTGCCAATACATTCATAATTTTTGATATTGACCTATTTGATAAACATACAGGATATTTAAAAAAAGGTTGGAAAAAATGTAAAGATTTCATCCAGGTTCTAAAAGACTTAAATACTTTTGAATGTTGGAACAACAAAACCGAAAGAGTTAATAGAAAATTCATTTTTAAATGTTCTGAGGATATAAACTTGATTGATAACTATGATGGATATATCGAAATTTTAAAAGATAAAGCCACTATATGGAGCATACCAGATGATACAGATATAAATTACCATTGCAATTTTGAAGCCCCTAAAACATTAAATTTAGACGAAATAAAAGCACATATAAAAAAGACCTAGTAACAAGGTCTTTTTTTTTATATTTAACTTATTTTTGTTTACTTAACTGCTTAAATTTTATAATTCCAAAAATCCCTATTCCTGCTAACATCAAACCAACAATTATAAATAAGTACGGGTCAGTTTCCCCAGTCTTTGGCAGTTCTTTAGCTGCTAATACAATATTATTTTCTGGTTCAACAGATGGTTCAATTGATGGTTCAACAGACGGTTCAACAGACGGTTCAACAGATGGTTCAATTGATGGTGACGGGTCTATTGATGTACTTGGTGTTGGTTCTATACCTGTGCTTGTTGGTGTTTCGCTTGGTGTTTCGCTTGGTGTTTCACTGACTTCATTTTCTACACCATTGATTATAAAATAACCTTCTATTAGCGTGGTATCTATACCAGACCTTAGATTAGTTTTAACTTTAAGAAATGATATATTGTTTTCACCAGCTTGTAAACTTTCAATTTTTGTGTATAATGTTTGGGGTGTTAAATATCCCCATAACCATACACGAATTTTAATTTTACATTCATCGTTGTTAATAGTTAATGGCTGGTTTCCATCAAACCAAACTTTTAAAATGTTAGCATATTCAATAAAATTCTCGTATTGATTAGATTCGACATATTCATCATTGATATTTATTTCCACTTTCTTATATTTAGCAATTTTAGTTACTTCGACTTTATTTAATGTATAGGTCGTTTCTGTCTCAGCGTGAACTATAGCACCAATCATAAATACAAACATCATTATCAATATTAAACTAATTAATTTTTTCATTGCTTGATTCCTCCATTTATTTTTAATTATACTACTTATTGGTATTGTCTGTAAAACTCCAAATTAAAGAAATTATCCAACCTAATATAGACCAACCCAATAATAAATTAACTAATATCACAGCCGATAAATTATTATGATTTCTTATTTTTGCAATTATTGAAGGTAAGCAATAAAGAACTATACCTAATAATGTTAATAGTATGGGTATAATAATAGTTAAAATCATAAGTAATAATGCGCCAATACCTAACAAAAAATCATCCATATAACCCGTAATACTCAATATTGTAGTTAATAATAATATACCAATTGTTATTATGCTTTTTACTTTGTTGTCTAATATATAGTGTTTCATTACTTGAATCCTCCATTTTTTATTAAATCTTTTAAAAATACGTTGTATAAACATTTTATTATAGGGTGAAAAAGTTCATCCCATAATTTTAAAAAGCCTGCTTCCATGGTTATATGCTTATCCCATGAATATAAATATAACATTAAAGTCAAAAATAGTAATGTTGGTATTATTCTTTTAAATATAATTTCAACAAAAAATCTTTTAATCTGGTTTTTTATCTGATATTTTAATATTTCTTTCCGTGATATTTTTAATGTTTTTTGATCCTGCATATTTCTGCACCCCATTTAATAATATTTTTCTCTGAGTAACTAATTTTTTTATTTTTTCATTTGACTTGTTTATTTCCCATATTTCCCTAAGTGTCGATAAATTATTTCTCTCAGCCACAATTTGTTTATATAGGTCTAAAGTTTTATCATTCTCAAATACTACATGATAAGGGAATCCACATTTAGGACATTTATAAAATAATTCTGTTAAATCTTCGACCTTTTCGGTATAATAAGTATACTGGTTATTGAGTATAAACTCTTTTTTGCATCCTGCATCACATTTTAATTTCACAGTTACCCTCCAATCTATCAATTAATTTTTGTTTTTGACCTTTTAATTTCCTTAAGACCCGCGGGTTCTTATCATCTAATTTTAATTTATTATTAATTTGGTTAATATGTGAACCCCATAATTTTAAAGTGTCTCGTAAGTTTCTTTCAGTTATCCGCCATTCGCGGCCATACCTTTGACCTATAATATCCCCCTTTCTTAACTTTCGCCTAATTGTTTCTTGGTTTAAGTTTAGTTTATCGGCTATCTGGTCAACGGTGTAATAAAATACAACCATTTTAAAACCACCTTTTTACTATTTTTTTAAATTATATACTACTTTATACTACTTGTCAAAATCGATAAAAAAAAATAACCCCCGTTTTAGAGGGTTTTGTTTTGATACGTTACGAGTCAATTACATACATCAAAAATAAATTCGACTTTAATATTATATCACAATCAACCAATTTTTAAAACTGTTGCATAACTTGTTGCACTAATTACCGTGTCTGTTCCTGAATCTGTATTGGCTTGTTTGGCTGCTCTTAATGTCATTGTTCCGGCTGTTGTAGTTACTAATTTATAAAATTCCTGTATACTATTTGACGATGCACAGCCATATGCTATATCACTGGTTAAATATGATTGCTGCACCGTAACATTTGAATTTGTCCTATCTGTTTGACCAAAGGCTTGACCCACAGTCCGTCGAACTTGATTACTGGGGATTGTGCCTGTTTCTGCCCAATCTAATTTAATACCGTTGTTATTGCTGCCATTAGCTCCAAGTGTTAAATGCACACTATATATTGAATCCGCTTCAAAACTATAAACAAGGTCTGTATCAGTCATTGTTGTACTTGTTAAATACACAGCATCCATAGTTATCAATCTTAGTGCAGGATTTCCAATAATAGCAATGGCAATGTATTTGTTAAATAATTTATTTAGTAACACCCTAGACCCTATTTTCAAACCAATCAAACCGGCTGTTGATATTACTGGGATTGGTGTATCGTCTGGTACTAGAGTCACAAACAACGGATTTACTTGTGTAACTGTGCCTATTAATATTTGTTTTTCATACTTAACATTTAATATCTTACTTTTAATTTTTTCGTAAAATAAATTAGACATTTGTAATCCTCCTTATTAACGAATTTACCATACTTCCGACCTTTAAATCCCATGACTGGCTTTGTATTTTATAAATGGTATCTATATCTAATAATGTATTTTTAAAAGCGAAACAATCCCCTTGATATGGTATACCGTCTGTAAATCTTCCGGTTACAAATGCATGATTGTAATTAACTGCTTCATTAAACTCTAACATCTTTAGTAGTTCGCGGCGCGCTCTAGCGTCAACATAATCCTGACTAACTGCCTCACTATCAAACCTTTTAACAATATATCTACCAATGGAAGTATATGATAATGGATGATCCTCAAGACCTTCATCTTCAAATGTCCAAACTTTTATTAATGGTTCAGTATCAATTACTAACTGTCCGGCTATAACAACAACTTTATTGTAAATATCTGAATAATCTATATTATGAGTTATACCACTTTCATATAAACTATTTTCATTATCTTCAAATGTCCATATAACACTTTGATTATCTGACCAAGGTATTGACCTATATATGCCATTACCAGTCGCCCACAATGGGTAATAATTAATAGTATTTAATAATGAGTTTATTATAAATAATTTTGATTTACCTAGCTCATAGGTCATATTTTCACTTAATACCTCAGTACTATCGGGGATAGAATATTGCACCCAATCACCAACACTATCTAATAAATCTTTAATTATGTCGGTTACTGTTTCACCTGCTTCATAATATGATGATTCTGTGGTTTTATCTTGCTCTAATGCATACAATAAATCATAGGCTTGTATAGTTCTCGTTATAGATTTTCCATCACTGACCCTTTCCGGTGTTAATAACATATATGTACCAATAGGGAAATTATATTCTATCCCATCATACAACACGCTATACCATGGTCGAATTAAGTCTGTAATATAATTCATATCTTCATATTCTAACATTGTAAAACTAGCTGACCCAATTACATCCCGTGTAAAATCTATTTTTACATTTCCAGTCTCAATGTAGTCATCTAACCATTCATAATGTTTATACAAACCACCTTGTAATGTCAACCTTTCATACTTAAATATTTCAATCCTAGAACCTATTAAAACATCCTCAATAGATACTTTTTCAGGTGGTTCAAAAGATATTGTTAACTTAGCAATTGGATTATATTCAAATGTATCCCAATCAACACCACTATCAACAGTTTCACCATTAGTATTTTCAGTAAAAAATATGATGTCGTTTCCTTCGACCCAATCGACCTGATTAATTTTTTCTTGGACAATATCGGTTACATTATAAAATATAATTTGTTCAGCAAGATTAGGGTCGAGGTTTATATTTGTATAATTTTCTGTCCCTATTAATGCCGCAAATGAAGCATAATCCGTCGGTACATCACCACCTAATGACGCTTTTAACTCGGATTCTACATACCCATTTTCGACCCTATAAGCGTTAAGTCTTAGCGTGGCACTAATGATCCTAGAATTTTTAGGGATTCCAATAGTATCAAAATTAATGAACCAATCACAAAATCCGTCATCGTCCCAAAAATTCCAATATAATATTAATGATAAATCGTCATTTACAAACGTGCTTGTTGTATGATTAACAAATCCATCATTTGAACCTAACGTAATATTATAATCATGTGTGTATCTTTGCCCCATTGTTATCCCTCACTTTCGACCCTAATAAGTGTACAATTGAATTGATAAGCTCCATTATCTTTTTTATTTAATGTTCCATTAGATATATTACAACTAAACCATCTACCCTTATAATCTCTATACCATTTTTCCCCTGTCTGCTCTAATATATTTTTCATAGTATCATAGTCTGAATGTGGTAAATCACAACTAAAATCAATAGTTTGGTTTAGTTTGTTATTTTCATATTTAACAGGATATTGCCTACCCTCATATGATTTTAATATGGTTTCATTACCTAATTTCTCACTAAATGAAGTATCACCACGTAAATTTATATAAGTTTCAAATCCCGACCCCGCATTTAAAAAATACCTGCCTGTTAATGATATTGTTTCGTTGTCTATTTCGCTTGATGTAGTACTTGGAATCGCTGACACTGCTACCACGTAATAATACGTTGTACCGCCAACTAACGGTATATAGTCGGTAACTGCTGTATTTGGTGGTATTTCGTCAATCGCTAAAGTATAACTTACACCACCATCAACACTTCTATATAATTGATTGTATACCGTGTCAACTTCGTCACCTTCCGGTGTAGGATTAGTTATATCAATGACTATACTACCTTCATCATTATTAATATCCATTGTAAATGTTGGTATTGGCGGAATATAAAAGTCTGTTAAAAACTCGATTTCTGCCGCTTCACTCCAAAGACCATTTTCTTCCTGCACTTCAACAGTCACTTTATAATTAGTATTATTTTCTAAGTTATAATTAAATACTACGCTTAACGCCGCGGATGATTCTGTTTTACTTTCAAGTACATTATCATTTTCATCTAATAGTTTAACTACATAACCTATTTGCTCAAAACCTTCATCTTGTGTATATTCCCAATTTACGGTTAATAAACTATATGGATAGTCATCAACCCCAGGTTGTGTAATTGAGGCACTTGGTAAAGTCGCCAAAGTAAAACTACCAAGCTCATAACCTGAACCCTCGTAATATCCTGAACCGTCGCCGCTTTCGCCGCCTGTTGTACATGCTCCCCATGTTCTAACCTCATATTCCCATTGACCGACTGTAAAACTGGCAGTCGACACATTACAATAACTTTCAGCTTGCTCGAATTTGTTTACGTATAAGCTCCAAGCTTCACCATATTCCCTAAATCTAATACTAAAATATGTTTGGTCGGAACCATCAACAGAATTATGTTGCCATGTTATTGGTATAGCTTCGGCTATATCTATACCCTGATAATCACTAGGTTGCAAGTTACTAGTCACTGCCGGCGGTGCTAATATCTGCACTACATTTGATTCCACATAATCACTATGCAAGGTCGGGTCAGTACAATCCGCCCTAACTTGATATTTATTATAATTAGCTGGACTGTTATCCGTATAACTTGTCGCATTCACTGCCAAAGCCGAACTTAATGTCGAATAAGCACCCCATGTCACATTATCTGTTGAGGTTTTACGCTGTATAGTTAATGCTGTCTCATTTGCGGCCGGATTTCCCCATGTCACGCTTACAGTCGTCCCGACCCTTGTACCTGTTACGCTTGTTGGTTTGCTTGGTGTAGTTCTAATATAATCTGTATAAGCATAAGAACTATAACCGACTGTATTTTTAGCCCTTATTCTATACCTATATTGTCTATTTGATACTGTAGTAGTATCACTATAAGAAGTAGTTGAACCACTTAGCGTCGCCTTAGCATAATAACTACCTGTTACATTATCATATCTTTCCAGATATAAATTATCATATGGCTGGTCAGAATCTTTGTTATTTGTCCAAGCTATTGTTTGTTTTGTATCGGATACACGGGTTACACTGGCAGAACTCGGCGCGTCCGGTGCAGTAATGTAAAATGCTCCGACTGTTGGTTCGTCATCTGTATCCGTGTTATAACCTGACATCGTTGTAATACTTGGCCAACTACTAGTATTAGTTTTCCTATAACCGTTTCCACTGCCCGATGCTGTTCCAAAAACATGACTTTCACTAGGATTTCTATAAACTCCAACCCAATAATCACCACTAGATACTAATTTCGGACTTGATAAACTTTTAGTATACCAAAATTGACCCCCCGCGCTGGCTGATCCATCCGCCATTGTAAAACTGGCTGATTGTGCCAAAGCAGAACCGCCAACATTCCATAAGGCTAACCGTGCGGCTACATCTCCGGTATTATAACCAGCGACAAAGGCTTTTAATTGAGTTATCGCGGCGGTGGCTGGTATTGTGACTTTAGCTGCATGTTGGTTATAAGTATTTGAACCACTCCACGCCCATCCGCTGGGTGTCCCACTTGTATTAGAATAAACCCATGGCATCTATATCTCCCCTTTCAAATTGTTAATTAAATTAATCAAATCCTGTAAATTAGTGACTTTTGATAAGTCAGCGTTAACAGTGTAATTATTAGTTATATTGCTTGTAGTCGATATTGAGTTTGAAGGGGATAATGCTCTGCCATTTGATAACATCCGCTTACTTTCTTGATTACTATAGACATTACTATGTTTTGGCAAATATACAAGTTCAGGCCCACGCTCACCAACTAAGGCCATGCCCCCGCCAAAATCTCTTACACCATCGGCAAAACCAGATAACTTATTTATTAACCATTTTGGAGGTTGTGGAAATACTATCATTTTTAAAACTTTTATAACTGCTTCTACAGCGGATTTTACTTTGTCAAATGCTGTTTTTACCTTATCAATTGCCATTTTCCCTTGTTCCATAGCATCCTTAATATCTTGTTTCATTGTTTTAAAGTCAGTATAGACCTTTTTAGCAAGTTTACCCACTGCCAAACCAAAATCTATTATTTTTTCTATAATCATGGCTATTTCTTTTCTATGGTCGTAAACAAATTGGGCGGCTTTTTTAATGGCCGTTATAAAGTTAGCTAATTGATTGGTCGCTATTTCTTTGAATTTTTCCCCTGCTCTGATAATTTTTTCTCTAAGTTCTGCCACTTTATTACTAAAATTTTTGGCCTCACTTGCTGTAAAACCAAACTTACTCATTAATAAATTAATCATTTCTTGACTCTTACCAGTGAATATTGTACCTAATAAAGCTGATACATTTTTTATAACTGTCACGACTCTAAATAATGCATCCCTAGCACCGACAACTTTTTCAATAAAACCATTGGCTTGCTCTTTACTCATTCCAAATTTTTCAGTCAAAAGGTCGAATGCTGTCGTTAAATCACCCTGAAATACTGATATTATGGCCATTACAATGGATTTTATACTTGTAAATGCCCATTGCAGTGCGCCTGTTTTGGTCAATACTCCAATTATAGCGGTGGCAACAATACCATAAACAGCGGCCAAACCTGTCAATAACGGTATTAATAATAACACCGGTGCGCCAATTGTACCAATAACACCAACTATCGCACCAATCCCCGTGACAGCTCCGCCAATAATCGCCACTAATAATCCTAAGCCTGTTATTAATGGGGGAATAATTATCCCTAAACCTCCTATAACCATGATAACGGTCTTTACTGTAGGTGATAATGTACTGAATTTTTCCATCAAACTAGTTAAAATCGGCACACCTTTTTCAAGTAAAAAATCAAATAGCGGTTTTGTAGCTTCACCTAAAAATGCATTAAATACATCCATCATTGTAGATATTTTACCAGATAAAGTTTTTGATCCTTCGGCCATACCTCCGAAATATTTACCACCCTTGGAGGTAGCGTCAACTAAGGCTTGGTTAACTTCTTTAATAGAAATCTTTCCAGCTTCCATCCTTTTTCGTACTTCTTCCATGGTTTCCCCTGTTCGGGCAGTAATTTCATTAAGTGGATTCCAACCTTGACCAATCAATTGATTTAGGTCACCACCTTGTAATTTTCCTAATGCTGATATCTGGCCAAATGTGCGGGATAAACTTTGGAAAGCCGCGTCATTGCCTAATGATACATCCCCTAAGCGTGTCATTGTTGGAATAATATCCTTTTGACCAATACCAAAGGCTAATAATGTCTTGGTTGCTGCTGCTAATCCTGTAATTTCGAATGGTGTTTCTGCTCCGACTCTTTTTAATTCTGCTGTTAATTTTGTGGCTTTTTCCTCAGAACCTAATAAAACCTTAAAACTAGTTTGTAAATCCATGACAGTACTATTATATTTCACGCCTGCCACTGCTAATCCAGCTAAAGGCACTGATACACCAGCGGTCAACTTAGCACCAAATCCCATAACAGATTTACCTATGCTGGATAATTTATTACCTAAACCGCCCATTTGCTGGCCTACGTTCTCAACACCTTCCATCCTCATGCGACCAAAAACGTCAAATATTTGCATGGTTTACACCTCCTCTATTGTTTAATATTTGCTATTTTTTTAACCATTATTTTTATATGGTCGTTTCTATGGTCTGTATTTTTTGGTTCTCCAACTACTTCATATATGTTACCCTCATAAACAATTCTATCATTATATTGTATTTCCCAGTCACTAGTAAAAAATTTAATTTGTGTTTCGATTGTTGGTTTGTCTGCTACTATAACAACTTTGTCAGTTTGTCGCCCCAAATAACCTCTAATACTAGTATCTATATAACTGGATATTGGCCTACCATTATCATTTAATGTTTGTGTTTTTCTTTGCCTCACACAATCAACATAATGTTTATCCATTGACATATAATCACCATCCTACATAACTATTTAATACAGTCGGCCTCATAAGTTTACGATAAGTTTTCAATGAACTCATTAAGTTAGCCGGATAACCATTTGTCAATGCTGCTAGCTCCCACGAATGGTCGTCAACTGTTTCTTTAATATAACCATGGTTTATTTGTTCTAAATTATAATTAACCATTTGGGCGGCTATAAATTTTAATGGAATAGGATATTTTATTTTGGTAATATAAACACTTTCGTTTTCATCTTCATCGGTCAATGTATTTATAGAGTTTAATATTAATTTATCAGTGCTAACACTATCTATTGTGTATGCTCCATCATTTCTCATACTTTTAAATACCCTTATCGTATCATTAGCCACTAACTTACTTAAATAAATATTAGATAATTCTATAGAGTTATCCGAATTATTAAACTTTATAGCACTTGATAATATGTAATCAAAAGACCTTAAAATAAAATCATCATTACAATAGTCAACTATGGCCTGTTCTACAATTGGGATAAGTTCTTGTATTAAAGAGTCTTTGGCATTTGTTGTTAATTGCAATAATGATTTACACTCATTTAAAGTAATAATCATCATTTCACCTTCTTTGTATAAATTTGTCATCATTTAACTTATTGACATTATTTAAAATTCTTTGCTCTTCACTTATTTTATCATCATATGTCATATCGTAATTTTCGGCCATTACACGCTTTGTTTTGTAATAATCGTCAAAGCTTCCAGTATAGCCATTTTGTATTTCAATCAAAAACATTTGGTAATACTTATCTCTGATATCTTTTTCAATCTTTTCGTTTATCCTATCGATACATTGTTTATATAGTGTATAACCCTCTTTAAACTCCAAATCAAGAACATAATCAATATATTTAAAATCTTTATACATATGCATTAATGGTTCGATTATTCGTTCGTTAGTAAAGAATTCAGCAAAAATAATATAAATCTCTGCTGAATTCTGTATAAATTGCTTTTCTAGTTCTGTACCGATGCTTCCATTGCTAGACTTGACAATTTTTTTTTAACATCGCCAAAGTCAATCATATCCCCTAATACTTTTGGTAAACCATTTTTAACTATTTCACCAAATAATTCTAAAACTTTATCAAAGTCATAATCTTTGACAATCTCTAATTTATCACCTGTATAGCTTGAAAATAATCTATAAACATTATCTTCGGCATCTGCCATATTTTGGGCGATAAATGCAATTACATCAACAGCAATTATTTTTTGTTTATCCTCAAGTGATACATCTGTTTTTTTAAGCAGTTTTTCGATTTTGTTTGAAAGTAAATATTCAACATAATATTTGACATTAATATCTTTTAATATCTTACTAACAAGCATAACCTCAGTAAACTTTAATTTTCTCATTATATATAGCTCCTTTCGGCATTTTACCACCTAAAACCTATTTAAAATAGTTCTAGGTATAAAATCTACCTTAAATATTTTAGCGTGTCATTTGGTTAATTAAGCAACATAATCCCATATTTCCAATGGTGGTACTGTGGGGGTAGCTGCAAAATAAAATCCTGTGTATGTCATTTCGGCAACAACTTCATCCTTCGACTTAAACTCTAAACTAATTGGGTTTATATTTAGAGCATTCAATACTTTAATTAATGAAGTATTACCATCCATTTTTTTACCTTTAAACGTGATATTTGTTAATACATCAGCCGCGGCAATTTCTAAGTCAAATGTAATTTTTTTATATGTTCCGTCGGCATCGCTACCATCTGTCACTGTAATTGGTAACCCATATGCTAGATTGGTATAACTTAGTTTCAAAAAGTTAATTACTAATCTAATTATATATAATTCTGTTCGTCTCATTTCTTTGGTTTCCCCGTATGCTCCATCATAAGCTACGACTTTTATTGGTTTTTCAATTTGTAGCTTTGAACCTCCACGGGTCGCCCCGATAACTGCTTGACTAACTTCGCCATAATCTTTATATACAATACCTTCACCCAGTAAAATATCACCAGCTTCCGGAATAGTACTTGAAAAAGCACCAATCATTTAAAACACATCCTTCCTTTATTTTCTTGGTCTTCTATTATTCGTCTGTGAGTAATAATTAAAAACAAGTCATTAGGACACGTACTCAAAAAGTTCAATAGGACATGTTGTTTCTGCCCCTTGTTTGTAATGACTTGTAAATACTGTATTATTAATTGCTTCGTTTTTCTCTTCTAATGCTGTATCAATACCACCATCATTTAAACAATTCTTAAGGACTATTTTAACCATTTTACCATCCATTTTTTGGCCAACTAATGTAACGTTTTCTAAATAATCATACTTAGTAATTTCAATATCTGGTTTAATTAGCCTATATGTTGTTTCATCAGTATAATCAAAATTACCACCATTTAAACCTACTATGGAAGAATTTGTTTGACTTTGTATCAAATCAATAGCATCCACATAAAAAACAACCTCGGCATCCGGTGCTGCATCTAATTTAAATGATATTCCGGTAATTGCTGACCAGTCGCCACTTCCGGATTCTGTAAAGCTGGATTTTGCCACTTTAAAACTAACCCATTGATTAGCAGTCAAAGCAGATGCCGCAACATCATAATAATATAAGTTTGTTTCTGTTTCGTCTGCATCACAATGTAAACTGACCCTAATATCTGCTGATCCTAAATCCGTTAAATCCTGAGTAGTTATATAAATCCCAAAACCTATATAATCACTTGTTGTGCTTGCTTCGCCGTTGTCAAACTCTGTTAAATCTTTGCTACTTGCGAAAACTTCTTTTATTCCATATTGTGAAGTATCGGCGGTACATTTAGAGGATTGGCTACCTTCTAATACAATAGTTGTCTCCGCTGCATATGTTCCGCCCGTTGCTGACCAATCGCCGGATTCCCATGTGTTATATGTATCATCTTCACAATCTGAAATCCTTTTTCTATGAAAATATTTTAAATATAGTTGTTGTAATGTTAATTTACCAATCAATCGAGTATATCTAACTAATGGTACACCATTAGCGTCAAGCATATGACCGTATACCCCATCAATAGGGATTTGTTTTATATCTCTCTCAATATCGAGTTTACACCCGCCATTTGTAGCCCCTATTAATACCTGTGTTGGTAAACCATAGTTTAAATATGCTTTAAATTCACCTTGTATAATGTCGTTTATAACAGGAATTGTCATGTCACCGACTCCAACCATTTAAAACACCCCTTTCCTAACCTACTTGTAATATATACCTTTGATTAAAATGATATATTTCTTTTTCTGGGTCTGGGATTTCCCCTTCAAAATCCCAATAACATTTATAAAAACCCTCTGCCTCGTTTTGAAAACTATTATCTAAACCATATAGACTACCACCATCCCCAAACCTTACTATTTGGCTTGCTGCTAGTATTGCGGAATCATCATTACTGTCATTCCAAAAATCTATCTCAAGAATGCGGTCAGTACGAGTCATCCTCATTGTATTTGATGCGGATGGTAATTTAAAAACTATATAAGGGAATGTCGGGTTATCTTTAGCAACACCGTCATATACATTAAGGCCGGATAATTGCTCCAACCTTTCTTTAATGTAGTATTTCAAATTAGTTAATTCCAACACCCATCGACCTCCCCGCTATTGATTGAATTTCCGATAAATGATTATATACCGCCGGCCTCATAAATGGCGTACCCTTCATTTTATAAGTACCAAATTCTTGATAAACTGCATAATGACAATTATTTAATAATACTAAATTTTTACCAAGTAACCCACCCGTCAATCGATAAGTATTTCGACTTTTTAAATAACCTGTGTCAACTGCCACATAATAATCCATTTTCGATTTACAAAACCGACCTATTTCGTGTAATGTATTGGTTTGATTTCTCCTCAATAAGTTCATAAAGCTCGGTATATTGTTAGTTACTTGAAGTCTTATCCAGCCACTTTGATTTGTTTGTACACCCATAGATTATCACCTCGTTAAATCATCATAGACCTTATTCATGATATTACTATAATTAGTCATTGAAAAAACTTTAGCGTGATTTAATATGTTTTCTTTGTCGATACCTTTGTCAAAATCATCTTTAAATAATTTAATTGCATCCACTACATCTAAAGGATCGGCCATGTCACACGTATAATCGGCAACCTTACAACCATTTTGACTTATTACAGGAATACCACATGACAAAGCTTCGCCAATCGTACGGGTAATTATTCTATTTGGACTTATTAAACAATCAACACCCCTGTAAACCTGTTCCATATGACTAACCCTTGGTTTTAAATCTCCTAATGCATTTAACTTTCTCAATGTATTAAATAAATAACCCCAACCACTTTGATTAATATGGTCATGGCCATAGAAATGGAATTTTAAACCTTGTATTTGTTTGGCTGCCGCAATTATACCAACTGTTAATTCATATAGGTCAATATCTTCGCGACTACTATCACAAATTAAAAAATTGACTTCGCCTTTATTCTCTAATTTATGTACCATTTCGCTATTATTAAACCTTGTTTCGTCAATAACTGGATAATCAAGTATTAAATCTTTACCATTAAATAAATGCTTCCAATGTGGCTCAAATTCAGGCCAAAAATATAACATTTTTTTTGACCTTGGCCAATCAGCAACCATTTTATATAAACTATAACTTATTAATTCGCCGGCCTGTTCTGGTCTAAAACTTGCCAAAGGCCTACCATGTATCACCCAAATTAATGGGGATTGGTTTTTAACAATCCACTCGTCGGGCGCACCTGTGTGCATAATGATAACATCAGCGTCATTAATCAATGCAGGGTCACCAGTTACAAGGTTAAAACCTGCCCTATTATCTATTGCTCCAATTTTAGGGGTTTGTCTTTCTCCTTTTATCGTAACACCTGAATCAATAAAAATTACTTGGTTTCCACTTATGGCATCCGCTTTGGCCATATCACGGGCGGCCTCATATATCCCCGCCTGATTGGGTGCGAATGGTGCTATATGACAAATAACCATTAAAAACCACCTCCTTATAATTAATAAAATAAAATTATCCTGCTGCTACTACTCCAACACTATCTACTTTGGAATTTGTAATAACAAAACTACTTACAATGGTACTTAAAGCAGTGCTTAATGCTGCCGCTGTTGCTGCTGCATCTACTACTGTACCTATACTTCCAGTTAACACACCAACGGAATCTACTTTACTATTTCCAGTAGAACCCAAAACACCAACGGAATCTACTTTACTATTTCCAGTGGATAGCAATACACCAACGGATGCCGCTGCTGATAATGCAGAACTACCAACAACACCAACAGAGGTAATTTTTGAACCGTTAGCAGTGCCGTAACTACCAATTAAACTATTTGCAGTGGATTGTAATACACCAACGGATGCCGCTGCTGACACTGCCGAACTGCCTAATACTCCGACGCTATCAGCTTTTGAATTCGCTGTACTTGTCAATGTTCCAACACTACCAACTTGTGTTCCAACACTACCGGCTTGTGTGCCAATACTGGATGCTTTTGAATTTATTGTGGAGTTTAATACTCCAATACTAACCGCTGAACTATTACCAGTACTTTGTAATGTTCCAACACTACCAACCAATGTTCCAACACTACCAATCAAAGTCGCTACGCTATCCATGATAGTAGCTGCTGAATCTACAACGACCGCTGAACTACCAATTGTGGATACCGCCTCGGATTGTGCTGTAATTATACTATCAAATACTACAGCATTTGATGCTATTGTACTGGAAGCTGTTGCAATTGAGCTTAGACCCAATCCAATACTATCTAATTTTCCTTTTAATGTTTTTGCCGCCATTTAAAACACCCTTTCAATTAGTTATTTTATAACCATTTTCGATTTATAATTATGTCAACACTTGAACTCTATCAAAATTAACTGTTTCGGTTTGATTATCTACTGTCAAATTAACTGTAAATCTCACAGCTTTAACAGTGCTTAATGTTTCATCCCCATACTTTGTAAATTCCGTAAATGGTATATTAAAAGTATTCCAACCATTAACTAACTGCCATCCTACAAAATAAACAAATGCATGCTCGTAACTATACGGTGTCGAGGTAAATAAAGTAGTCGATATACTTGCAATATTAGACTTATTTGCACTATACACAGAATACTTAAGACTGGTATGTTTTGATAAGTTCAAATTTTTAGTAATGTCTAAAGTAAAATAACCCGCAACATCACTATTTTTGATAAATTGTAAACTACCATTGCCAAATAATTTATTATTGGTAACCAGTGTTTTATCACAGCTATAAATGTAATCAAAATCATTTACATTATCACATTCAGCCAATAATATACTACTTAAGCCACTTTTTTTTGTTCTCCTACTAATCCCTAAACCTAACATTTTTTACACTCCCTTATACATTATGAGTGTCCCACTTGTTAGGGTTATTGATGTAAAATCACCAACTATTGACCTGTTCTCAGGTAGCGTCAAGGATGTTATTCCTTCAACATTAACGCCCTCGGCTGTTACAACGCATTCTGTTAATGCTTCAATACAGCAATAAATACCTGTATATGTACCGGCTGTTGATGTTACTGTCACACCATAACCGCCCATACTGGCCTTAATATTAGCTTTTTCAGTATTCATATTTATCCCCCTAACTATAGAGATTTATATAATATTTACATCTTTGTTTCTCTTCTTTATTCAAAGCCACAATTAAACGACGTTTCCACTTTCTTAAAAGTGTTTCCGTTGCTATAACAGGCCACATTTTTGATTTAAGTTCTTTTTCTGTCATCATATACCTCCAACAACCAATAATAAGAAATGTAAACAATTAGGGTGAAATAACCCTCTAGCTTTGGCGGCTTCCAGTTCTGCTAGGGTTAGAATTTTACCCTCAAAAGGTTTGCATAACTCACATATTGTTCCGTGACTGGATACTTTAACAACGTTTTTACCTTGTCTTTTTGCTTCCTCAATAACTGATAATCTTACCATTTCATTATTAACATGCCTTGAATACATATTACTATAAGTTTCTATATTCCAGCGCGCCCCGTTTTTTGCAGTAAAACCATGAAATCCATTATCAGCTATATTATTTAATATTTTTTGTTTTAAAGCTGGGTCATCAGTCGCCTTTAACATTTTTAATGCATTGTTATACTCAACATTAGCGTTTTTATACATGTCGTTCATTGCTTTTTTATAGTCAGTAATCAGCTTTGTAGCTTCCTCCGACTTTGAGTATTTCCAATAGTGGGATTCTGTTGCTTGCATTAAGCTGTGGTTGGTTAAATGTTTCCGCCATTGGAAAGTTTTTTCTTTGGCTAAGTTTGATAATGCCATGTCCGTTATTTTAGCGTAATATTTAATTATCAAATCTATCATAAAACCAACCCCCTTGTATTAAGCTTTTGAGTGAATGTAAATACCTGTTCTTTTATTTTCTGGTATAAATAAATCATGATACAATCTGAATGCAAAGAACCAAGCATCCGCATTAGTATTAAGTGCAGGTGGTATCAATTTTTGAGGCATATGTCTAATAACAGCTATGACTATACTTATTGGTACAATCATAAAGTTAATGACTTTTGATCCTGATTGTGCGCTAAAACCTCCATCGGTTTCACCAACACTGGTACCATCCAAAAAGTCAAAAGCTGTATAGAATCTACCTGCTGGTACTTTCATTAATGGCATCTCGTCAAATAACTCGATGTTTCTATTTAAAACACCGTTGTTTTGCTGACTAAATCTAATATTGATATGTTCGCCTGACTGTTTCATCAAACTATGCATTGTATTAGATACAAATAAAACACGACCTTCTTTTGGTACTTCTAAGTCGTTTAAAGCTTCAACACCTGTATCAATTGCTGATATCGCTGTGTCATCAGTCAAATCCGCTGATACGTTCGGACTACCACTATTTACTAAACTACAAATTTTATGGATTCTATAGGCATCAATTTCTGGGACAATGTTAGTTCTCATGTTTTCAGCCATTAATTCCATTGCGCCGGTCATCGCTTCCTGTGCGTCCATAGCGTCGAGGTTGTAACTTCTACCCCTATCCATAGCAAATGTGTGAGCCTCCCATGCGATAGTATTATTACCCGCTACATAACCGCCTGACCTGCTATAATCTCCTAATCCTTGTGCCGATAATTTTCTTAAATAAATTGTTTGTGCATTCTCTGGAGCAAATTTATATCTGGATTCTGCTGCTTCCAAAATTGCAGTTACGGAATCCGCCTTATAAATACGGTCAATCATTGACCTATAGGCTACTGCATATGATACACTATTAGCCATTTAAAACACCCTTTCAATAAATTATTTGTTATAATTTACTGGCATATTCTCCCCAATCAATATCGCCTCCACTGTTACCAGCTTCATCAATAATATTTTGAAAATCTAGGGGATTACTGCCTGCATTATCACCCTTGTTATTGGTTTTTGTTTTTGATACTTTTTCAACAAACAAATCTTTATAACTTGTTTTAAGTTCTTTCATAACATCTGTTAAACCTAAAACGTTATTACCTTCTACAGTTAAATTATCAAGGTTTATTTTACCCAGTAACAAATCACTGTGTTTTGCCCCTTCTTTCATTAACGCGGCTTCAACAAGATATTTTTTTGAAGTGTCGGCAATTGCTTTATCCTTCAACGCTAAATCATCTTTGTATTTTTTGCTCAACTCTGAATATTTACTCTTAAATTCTTCAGAACCTTTTAAAAGGTCTTTAGTTTCATTTAATTGCTTTTCGTAGGTTGTAACCTTTTCATCACTCAATTTTTTAGCCTCATTTACCTCGTTAAATCTGGATTTTGGGATGTAAGACCCATCATTTACGATGTCGAATTCATCAGGTTTTAAACCTTTTTCAAGTATTTTGTTATACAATTCATCACCGATTTTTAATTTAACTTTGTCACTCATTTTATATTCCTCCATTTTTACCGTGTATGACACGAATTTTTTTTTATCATTTTTTACCGTGATTTTGTTCACGAAATTATGCTATATAAATTATGAATAGATAATTATAATTAACTATTAATTACTTAAATTATAACATGTGAATACTCAGGATGCAATTTTTTTGTCATTTTCGTCCTGATTAATACCATTTTTGTTAGATCGGTGGTTATTTTCAGGGTTATTTTTATTAAATTCGTCCATTGCTTCTTTTTTTTCAGCTTTTAATTTTTCCATTTCTTTTTGTACATCAGTCGGCCATGGGTGATGCTCGATTATTGTCTCCATACTAATTAGACCCATAGACATAACACAGGATTCAATTAATTCTTTTTCATTTATTAACATTGACCTGTTACATGTAATTTTGTCATCATATTTTGTCATATAATATAAAGTTAAGCACCTAGCAAATTTTTCATAAAATAATTTTATCTGTTTTTCTGTCCCGTTGGCCTTCATATCCAAACCACTATACCTATTTTTAATTACAACATTAGTAATGTTACCATCCCCAAGCGTGTCAGGGTCTAATCCTTGACCAATCTTAAATATGTTTTCTTTTAATATATCTAATATAACTTTTCGAGCTTCGACCGGAATTTCCACGGCCATATATTCCATATCGCCATCCTCAGGCATACCGGCCATTTTATAAGTTTTTAAATTATCCATGGTTTCTTTTAGCGTGTCTTTATCACCTGAAAAACCTTTTAATTTCATAATTGCTTCCTGAAATCTATTAATATTATCAACAAAACCGCTATTAATCTGATTGTACATATCTAATAACTCATGTATTCCGTCCATGTCGCTAACTTTAGACTTATTATTATACAAAGGTAAAAATGGTATAAATGGCAGGTTTTTAGCTTCCATATTTTCAAGTTCACCATTAAAAACTGTCTCAACAACAAAATGACTTTCATGTATAGAATCTACTATTTTATCTTTCCTAACTGTTGTAATAGTGACCCCTTTAAGATTCCATTCTTCTATTTTAAATTCTTCTTCATTGATTTTATAATATCTGATAATACCTATTATATTTTTATTATACTTATCATATAGAGGTATTATTTCACTATCATGTATAAGAATCCAATCAAGTCTATTTTCTTCGTTTACATAAAAATGTACCCATGCGGCCGTATCTAAGGCCGCATTCAATAATAAATCTTCTAACAAGTCAGTTATTACAGTTATCGACATTACCTCAGTTTCTTTTACTGTTGGTTCTTTGGCTAATAAATAATTAATTTTTTGATTGACCAACATTTTAAAATAATTAGTATACAAAAAAGCACTTGATCCTAATTTTATTGTTTTTACATTTCCATCGGCATCCACAACATCTATTTCCGACATCTGTTTTTTCTCTGGTTTGTAATGAAAATATTTTCTTGCCTCGTATTTACCTTGTTTCTTTTTCATATCTTCTTTTATCATTTTGACTAAATCATTAGGCATCACTTTTTACCTCCCCATGTAATTATTTGTTTTCTTATAATATCGTTTAACGCATATCTTGTCGCCGCGCTTGTGTGTGGTTCTTTCGGGTAATCATATATTAAATCCCCTGTCTTAATGTCTTTTTCATACTCATAGGTTTCCATATCTTCCGCGGCATGTGGAGTTCTTTTTTTATCAATGATAATTTCGTTTAGTTCAGATAACCATTTTATCCCGTGGGGCATGCTGTCCTTACCTTTTATTGCACCCCTTATATTAAGACCTTTTAGATTCAATTCGTTTATTGTTCTTGGTTCTGCTGAATCTCCACGAATCAAAAATATTCCACTCTTTGGCTTTATTTTATCGGCCAACATGTCATTAGTCAATCTATGACCATAAACTTCATCCAATATAAATAATCTATGGTTTTTTTCATCATAAAAAACCTCAATGTACTGAGATGCATCCCTAGTAAAACCAAAATCTATACCCCTTGATAATTTGGTCATCTGGAAAATTTCTTCATCTGTAATTGTTCTAAGTTTAACATTTGGATATATTTCCAAACCTTCGCCGATTTCTTCGCCCATGTACATATGGTTATATTTTCTAAGGTTTATTACTTTTAGTTGTTCTGCTTCCTGAATAAATACTTCACCTAACCACTCACGCGGGGCATCCAAATAAGTACTATGATGGATGTATCTATTTGGCAAATCAATTTTACTTTCTTTATTGACCCAATTATTTTTACTAGCAGGTGGGTTATATCGATACATTGCAATTGCTTCATCCCCACCCCTAAATAATGATTGATTAATACTCATTATTTCATCCATACCGTTAAATTCTGTTAGTTCTTCATATAAAGCAAATTTACAATATCCTTTTTTAAACTTTATTGATTTAATTTTTTCATAATCTCTTTTGTTGGCTGCACCTCTAAATAGTATTTCATTGTCTTTAAACCACATTCGCATAGGATTTAGCGTGTGATGCCAATACTCACTTAAACCAAGTATACTAATAGCCCACAACAAATCCGCAAATATAGAGTCTTTGATTGTTTCCTTTACTTTCCTCATTGCTACCGCATGTCGAACTTTGCCATTGAGAGCATCCTCGGTTAGTTTAATAATAGTATAAATATCTGAGTATGACGATTTTAACGATCCCCTGCCACCTTTCATCCAATAATGTAAATGTTTGCGCTGCTCCATATCATGGAACATTTCATAATAAGCCCCGCCAATAACATCAGTTATATTAATTGTCGGCATCCGGATTCACCTTCTTTTTATTGCTAAATGGTACATTATTAACAATCTGTAATTTATCATCTTTGCCATGTGGATTTGTTCGTCTTTCCTCTTTGTAATAGTCAACTATGGCCTTTGATGCATTTATCCTATCTTTTGGTTTTATCTGTATTTCTACAATTTTAACCTTTTCATCAAAATTTCTACCTTTAACAGACTTTACTACAGTAACTACCTGTTCTTTTTCTTTGCCCCTCATAGCACTTGACAAATATTTCATAGTTTCTTCTAAACTTGCCATATTGGTATCATGCATCTCTTTCATCATGTAGTTAATATACTGTTTTACATCTGGCCTGTTTTTCAATCTATAAGCCTTATTAATTAAAGCTTGTCTAGTTTTGCACTTATAACCAGATAATTCAGCGGCTTTAGTAGCATCCATATGTTTGAGGTAATTGTCTGCAAATAATTTATGTCTAGGACTTAGCAATAATTCAATTTCCACCGCGTCCACCTCCTTTATAACATTATAACACAATATACGACTTTTAACGAGAATACAAATAAACCCCTATTCCTAGGGGTTTATTTGGTACAATATATCTATAAAAGAAAGGTAACCAGCTAAGACCATTTTATTAACGTAATTATATTATATCTGATAATCTACCCTTAATCAAGTCAATATAATTATTATCTCTCTCAATTAATATACAGTTTCTATTTGTTTCTTTACAAATGGCCCCTGTAGTGCCTGACCCTGCAAAACAATCTAAAACAGTATCCCCAACATTTGAACCTGTTAAAACGATACGACGATATAATTCAAGGGGTTTTTGTGCTGGATGCAATTTACCCTCTTTGAAATTACTCTGAGGGGTCGCAATTTCCCAGACATTACTTTGTATATTAAAATTTTCTTGTACATAAGGATCGTCAAAATTTAAGTATCCGGCATCCTCACCATATAAATAAAATATTGGCTCATAATTAATTCTATAACTTTTTCTATTGAACATTTTTACATCATTTTTCTTATACCATATTATTTCTTTACCAAAATTAAAGCCAAAAAAATCATTCCGTTTTAAGACCTCATATAAGCCATATTTATAGTCAGGGGCAAAACTAATATAAATACGTCCAGTTTTTAATTTAACCTTTGGTATGATGATTTTAAGCCAATCCTCGGTAAACTGTAAGAATACATCATAATTATCAAATGTATCCCATGAATCATTCAATACAAAATATGGCGGGTCAGTACATAATAAATCAATACTACTATCTGGAATACTGGATGCCTTTTGAAATAAATCACCCTCATATAATGTGATGGTTGTAGGGAAAACGCCGTTTTTAGCGTGGTCTAATAGTCTTAATGCTTCCTTTTTCCTAATCTCGTTTTTAACCTCTCGTTTTGTTTTTTCACCTTTATAAATTTTCTCGGCTTCATCTGGATAATCTTCTATAAATTTACCATCACGCTCAATAGTCGCTTTACTAACTTTAAACTGGTTACTTAATTTTTCAGACGTTTTCAAATCCTCATTTTGATGACTTGATTTTCTATCACCACCATGACCTAGCTTATATAAATTATAAAGTTTACCCCTAATAATACTTAGCTGGTCAGGATTCAAATTCCTTCTACCCAATTGATTATTTAGCATCCATTCTATGACTGCCCCTCTATCGGTCAATCTTTCAGTATAATCGATTGTATCAAAGTCAAGCCAACCGTTATCCTTAGATATTTTAAAACGGTTATGACCATCAATTATTAAGTCGTTCCATATTGCTATTGGTTCACGAATACCATCCTCAACACAATTTGTTTGAAGCTGCTGGAATTCCTCTTTTGTCAATGGAGGTATCAACTTTTCAAACTCATTATCAATCTTTAAATCTTTATTAGCATACATCGTCATCACTCCAAACATGGTAAAATGCTGCACCTGCACAGCCAACTAAAACACCTACTATAAATCCTATCAATGCTATTATAAAATGCGTCATTGTTAAACCTCCATCGATTTTGATAATTCTTTTAATTTATTTATAATTTCATCGGGTGTTAATTTTGTACCATCTATTTCTTTACCCATATACATGAATTTACTAGTTGTTAAAATTGCAATACTTGCCAATAAGAGCTTACCTTCATTTGATTTATTAAAGTCTAAATGTCTCATAACCATGTGTATACATTCTTTTTTAATATCATTAATAAGCGGTTTATTGACTGAGTAATCACAATATGTATAATTATTAGTGCATTTTTTATTCCCGTGATTATCTACCAAAATACCAGCGTGACAATTAGAACATCTTTCACCATCAAACCTATAATAAGTTTCTTTATCCATGTCATACATTCCTTTCTAACACTGTATTGTATTTATAAAATTTTCCATCATGACCCCTTCTAATTACAACATCTGATTCTAAGTAAAAATTATATTTTCTTGATTGACCATTTATTTGGCGATATTTTCCCACATACTCACAGCTTTTTAAATAAGCCATTCCATAAGTTTTAAAAAACTCATAAGCGTGAACATTATACACCCAATCTTTAACAAAAGCATTTGTAATAGTCTGTATATTTATTTCCTTAAAATATTTACCAGTATATAAATCAACTTTTTTGGTTTTCCAACTTCTATCATAATTTAGGTCTAAAGGTAATAATATTTCATTAACTACCGCCGAATGTGGTTTGTGATTCATTGACATAATACCAAAATCAACAGCTATTTGTTGAGCAACATATTCCTTATCGTTTATGATATTAAATGTTATTGATTCAAACTTTTTTTGTAAAGCTTTTAACTGTCTTGATAACACGCTGGCATGCGCCAATGCGGATGCTGTCTGTTTGTCTGCTATTTGCCCCTGTCTCCTTTTCAGGTCTTTGACTTCGATTTCTTTTTGTTGGATCAATTTAATTTTCTGTTCTTTTTCTTCTTCGGCCTCAACTAAAGCTATTAATGCTTCCTTATAATTTGTTGGCAATTTTTTATCATGATATAATTGTTTTTCCATTTCTTCAAACTTTGTAACATAAACCGCGGTAAACATGATGCCTTTTTTACCAGTTAATTTATTTGCTATCAGTTCACAACCTTTACGAGTTATATAATAATGTTTTCTTTCCTTTCCTTGTCCATCTATATACTTTGATTCGACAAAAAATTCAGCCGCCCCAAGATTGGGGGCGTTATAATCAGCCGATCCAAAATTGGATTCACCTATTACATCAACATAATTTTCTATATCTCTTAATAAATGTGGATGTTTTTTATCCACCATCATTGCTACATCCCTACTATCGGCCATCAATTGACCTTCTTTCTTAACTAAATTCAAATTATTCATTGCTGTTTTCCTCCTTTTCACAATACCTACAATTAAATATATTTAAAGCCGATGGGTAACATCTATCTTGACAATGTTTATATTTATGCTCTGATATTAATTTATCAGCTATATTACACAATATACCATTTTTTAATAATGAATCATCGCTGCAATGTTCGCCCCAAAAATCACATTCCTTTTTAAATTTATCCTGAAATTCTTGGTCTAAATCTTTAATGGTCATTACTCAACATCCTCCTCTTCTATTAAATACCTTTCAATTACATTTTGCCTCATTGATAAATAACCCTGCATACCTTTCATATCTGTTATAATCGACTTATAACATTCCTTAGAATATTTATCTGACCTTTCAAATGTATCCTCAGTATCTCTAATTTCTGTAATGGCATTTAAAGCTTCATGTAATTTTTGCATCGCTGCATCGTATTGGTCTAATGGTTTTAAATTTCTCATTGCTCAACATCCTCCATAAAATCTTTCATTTTGAAATATAACCCGTCTATCATAGAAGTAATCTGAAATCCTACAACACTACTAGGAACGATAAAACTATTTTTAAAAACAATATCTTCACCATTTTTGTACTGTGTTATAAAATCTTTTATTTCTAATTTTGTGGTATTTCTAAATGTAAACATGTTACCATTGACTTTAACAGTTAATAAAAACACTTTATCATCATTAGTTATTTGGTCATTTGTTATCATGGTATAACCCTCCTTTTTAAATATTCAGCGTTTATAATATCATTGATGTATAACTCAATTGGCATTGTGTCAGGTTCAGAACCAGCATAATATAACTCAAAATCCCATTTTGTATACATATCATAAAATATATACACTGTGTAAATTGGTCTAATGTGATTACTTAATACTGGTTTTTGTCTCCAATCTAAGGCTTGATATTCTTCGACTTCTTCTTTTAGTTGATAAATAAATTCACCTCTAGCCTTTTCAAAATTTAAATCTTTAGGTTTTATTACCATATCCATTAATGTATTAATCATTATATAATTTGGTTCAGATACTCTTAAGTGTTGTCCAATATAACTTATATTATTTGAAAAAACTATTTTACCCAAATCGTAATAATTCACTTTATACCTCCAATTAGAAAAACGGCCTATATTTGACCGTTTTTCTATATTAATTAATTATTTAACATGGCCAATTATTATTGTCCTCGTCCTCGTCCTCGTCATAATCATAATTATAACCGTCGTCCTCGTCCTCGTCATCTTCTAAAGACAGGTCATCTAAGTTCTTATCCGTATCAATAAAATTACCTGCTGGTAGTGCTGGAAATGTTTGATTGATTAAACTTGTTGCATTCTCAGTGCCTTTATAATACTTCAACATATGACTAAGTTCACTATAACCATTTTTTTCTTCCGCATACTTTCTAGCCTCTAACAAAATATCTAGTATATCTTGGAGTGTCCAACCATCATTCGTTTGACCCATCATTTTAACTCTTAAGTCTCTTATCTTTTCAGATAACCCAACAAATTCATTAATGCATTCTCTCTCAGCTTCGGCCAAATGTCCAATAGCTATCCATCTATGCGCTATATATCCCTGTAGTGCTTCCACTGCCAAAATATAAGCTTGTGCTACATGTTTTGATACACAAAATAAACAATCTTCACCTTGAATTCCATCGTTACTTACTAAATTGTTTCTATTCATTTCTTTACTCATAATAAAATATTACCTTTCTTTGTAAACTTTAATTTTTTTTTATTATATACTACTTTGTACTACTTTTCAAGTATTAAATATTTATAATTTGCATAAAATAATCTTAGTAACATATGACCCATAAATAATTTACGTATAAAATGAAATTTAATATTATACCTGTTTTGAAAACTTAAAACCGACATTATAAGGCTGTTTGGGTGCATGTCTGCTTTATAACCATTATTAAAAATGTCTGTTAAAACGTTATTTTCAATAATTATATGTTTGTCAAATCCAGTCAAGCGGCTAAACTCTCTTTTAAATCTATCTCGATATTTCCCAAAATTTTGGGTTATTTCATCAATCGAATTTTTACGCTCAATAATGATATTACTTTGGCAATAATTTCCCAGCTTATCCGGATATAAATATGTATAATCTCCGGAAGCCAATTTTTTAAACTCATATTTTACACTGCACAAATCTAAAACATTAGTTATATGGTCTATTTTTTTTTCTTGTGTATCAATTATTACTAAGATTGTTTGAATCCATTGTTCATACTCTGTTAATTTACTATTCATTGTTTATTCCTCCAAAAAGGGGTATTGTGACCCCTTCATCAATCTTCAAAGCTAATATCCCCTGACTTTTTATGTTGCTTCCTTACCATGTCTTTTAGTGATACATAATTATTTTGTACATAGTCGGCATTTATACCTGCATCCTCAATAGTGCCTTTAGCGTGATATTCATTAATCGGTACAGGTCTTTCAATTGTATCCTCTGTAGTTTTTTTAGTTATTTTAGGGTGTAATAAGTTTATATCATTATTCTTAAGTTCTAATTGTTCAGCCTCATGACCGTCAAACATAACCGTATTTTGTTTCGACCAAGGTATATAACCATAGGTGGCTTTTTGTTTATTACTATCTAACATATAATTGCATACTTTATTACTGCACCATACATCCCCGCGCTGGTTACCAATCAATTGAGCTTTACAAATTGGACATTCTGCATTTATGAAGTCACCAACAAGGTATTCAGCATCCTTTGTCTTACCAACCACTTTTATATTATGGTCATCACCCATATCCCGTAATATTTTATTTTCAGGGTATTTATTATTTAATGATTCCTCTGTGATTCCCTGTTGACCTTCTATTGACATACCATAAGTAGTATTTAATATTTCACCTACAACCTTTTGTAATTCAGTTACATTTTTAATTAATAAGTTAGTTTCTTTTTTGTGAGCTTGTGTAACTTTCAATAAATTATCTAAATGATTAGTTAATACATTATCACTATAGGTCAAATTTCTTTTAAAACGTCCCGCATAAGTGTTTCCTTTGCTTATAATGAATACTGCTACCCCACACAAGCACGATGTCGTAATTAAGCCATATACTATCAAAAACCCTATTAATAAATCCATCTTCATTTTGTTACCCTCCAATTATTTTAATTTAATATTCTTTGTCGACTTCTATTTTCTCAGGTGGTTCAAAAGATAATTTCATTTTTTTAGTCATTGCTAAGACCTGTATCAATTCATTTATACAATTAGTGGCCATTTTAGATATTTCGTTGGTTACTTCATGACATTTGTTATAATTATCTGTTTTAACATATTCCCATAGGTCATGACTTAAATAGTTAACTTTGTTCATGTCTTTCCCAGCTTCCTCTATTTCCTCAAATATCACCGCCCAATATTCGTGTAATGAGTGAAATAAACTGTTATGTTTTTTATTTGCTCTTAAAAGTTCGTCTTTTATTAAATCTTCTAATTTATTCATGTAATAGCCTCCAATACTCTATATAGTAAATTTATAATACACGCTACCATAAAAACTAAGTTTGTCCAAGCTCCAATTATTAATACCCTACTATGAAGCTTTTGATGCCATGCAAAGGTATTTCTTATTCCAATTGTTAAGACAGCAACGATCCAAAAAAAACTAATTGCTATAAAGTGTAAAATCAAAAATTCCATATCAATCATAATTATTTTCCCTTTCCAGACTTAAACCCATTTAATACTTTGGCTTTAGTCTTTTGACATTTAGGACAGTAATATTTTTGATAAAGTATACCACTTAAATAATATTGTTCGCCCTGTTTTGTCATTTCTTGACCATCGTTTTTAACTACCCCATAACTTTCTTTATTACACAAACACTTCATTTTGAATCCCCCTTACGATAAAACATTTGATTTTGACTCACATTAAAATAATTACATATTCTTTGTCTCACTTGATATTTTGGGTATTTATTATATACTTCAATTTTTCTTAAGTTACTTAGTGAGATTTTTAATATTTTACATAATTGGTCTTGTGTTATGTTCTTCCAAACTCTATACTTTTGTAAATTATTTAATATATCACTCATTTCTTAGCTTCCTTTCTATTGGAAGGGTTTAAACCCTTCCTAAAATATATCAGGATACAATTCTTTATAAAACGCGTTATCGTCATCGTCAATTAGTTTACTATCTGTAATTGCATTTGCTAATAAATAATCCCTAAGACCGTCAACACTGCCATCATAAACTATTTTTTTTTATCAGGTTTTGTTTGTAAATAACCACATAAGATATCATATTCTAGTACATGTAAATCCGTTTTTGAAAGTTTACCCCATACCTTACCTATAAAAGTTTTTATATCATCATCAGTGATATCCTTGTTTCCTGCAATTGTCATCAATCTAGCCACTTGATCCGCTGTTACCACTTTTAACAAATTAGTCTTAACTTTAATCGATACTTTATCAACATCGGTATACCCTTTAAATTTATCAAAGGTTGTAGCTGCTTTTAATAAATCGGCTTTATTTCCTAACTTTGAAGATTCTGCTAAACTTAAGATTGTATCGATTTTCATTGTTTCAATGTCTTTAGTTTGATTACTTGTTGTATTTCCTTGATTATTTCCTCGGTTTTTAGCAGTTTGAGCATCTCCATTGCTGGTATTTCCTTTATTAGTTGGTGTAGTGCTGCTACGAAAATTATCACCCTGTAAACCTGTGTTATCGTGACTATCAGGGTCAACATCCTCACTGATTAGTAATAAATCCTCTAATAATGATTTTTTTAAGAATGTCTTTGCTGATAAAACCTTTTGTGATAAATCCATTTTTGATTTTGTTCTATCAAGATATATTTCGCCTGTCTCCTCTATTTGGGCGACTGGGTTATTTATATCAGTTATAATTATATCTAATGTATATTTATCCCCGTCTAATTTACCACTGCCAAATCTAATCATTAGACTTAATTCGGTTAATACTGGTTTAAGTTCGGCCAATATATCTTGTATAGTTCTATAGTTAAAATCTGCAAAGGTATTTCTCTTATCTTTATTAACTGTTATCTTGCTTTGTAAAACTGCTAACTTTTGATAAATATTCATATTGTCAACTATTAATAATGGTGCTGCCCCTGCAAATGGTAACTGGATGTTGTTATCCTCTTGTTTAACATCTTCCTTTTTAACATCTTCCTTTTTAACATCTTCCTTTTTAGCCATTTTAAAATCCCCTTTCAAAAATATATTGTTTACTCTTATATTATCTCATACCTCAAATGTTAAGTCAATACCTTTTATGTTATTATTATAAAAGCTTCTATAAATTCAATTAAGGTCATATCTAACATTTTTGATATTAATATTACTTGGTTCAACGACCATTTTAAATCATTGCTTAATTGACGACTTACACTATTTGGGTGTATTTTTAAACATTCTGCCATATATGTTAATGACAATTTTTTATTTTTAATAAATAGTCTCAATTCGTTCGATTTAACCTTATACATTCATTTCACCGCCTTAGTTGTAATATGGCGGGTTTTGCGCCCCGCCGATTACCTTATTTATATTTTTTATATTTATCCTGTCTATTTTTATGATAATCTTTAACTGTCTCATTTCCGGCCTTTGTAGTTTGTGGACAGGTTGTAAATGGTGGTTTGTCACAATATCCCTCAGTGCCTTTTTGTTGTACATGATGCTGACATGATACTATATTACATGACTGTTTTAAAAATGCCATCTGTATGCCTCCTTTCTTAGCGTGATATCTATGTAAACCGCTTAAAACGGTGATTCTTCGGCGTTAATTTCGTCCATCATCTGGTAATAATCAGCTTGTTTTTGTTCCTGTAGTTCAGACCATTCATTATAAGTCATGTTGATTGGTGTATTTATTTTTTGTTCATAATCAAATTCTTGGTCATCTTCCAAAGGTTGTGGAGTACTATTTTGTAGTTGGGTGTATGCTGCACCCTCATAATTGTCTAACATTACACTGTTTATATATGACTCACATTCCTCAAAAGTACCTGTAAAACAATCCAAACTACCATCCATTTTAAAATAATCTACATAATATGTCATAATATATCCCCCATTTATTTTAGTAAGTTCGGCGGGTTTTGCGCCCCGCCTCAACTTCTAATACTATTTTATCATACCTCAAATGTTAAGTCAATACCTATTTTGTTATTTATAAAGCTATTTTTTTACCTAATTTCTTTATAAAATGTTCAAGTGGTGCAGGTGATATCAATTCTTGATATTTAACTATATCTTGATACCATATTACATTTGGTAAACTTTCAGAACCAACCAGTAAATAACCATTATCTAATACATTTAAAACCCGTCCTTGTATTAATGTCCCCCTTGATAGCTCAAAAACATAATATGTTTTATTATCTTTAAAATTAAATTCTTTAATCTTTGCCATTAAAAATCCCTCTTTTCATTTAAATTTATTGGTGGTGTCTTTTGTTCTGCTATTATTTCCTGACAGTTAGGACAAATCCAAATCGTTTTACCTTTAATTACTTTTTTCTTAGCTTCCTTAAAACAATATCCACATATTACTTTATCCATTGCATCCCCCTAATTTTAGTAGTTGGGCGGGTTCTGCATCCCACCCTTTAGTTATCTTATAGCCATTTAAAACCTTTGATTTTTTTACCGTTTACAGTGCCGTTAGTATCTTGTTGCTTTGGTGGCTTGTAAGAAAATAATTTTCCGCTGCTTACCTTCTTATTGTTACCTTTTTCATCTTTGTTGTTATTATTTACATTATCTTTTTTACTCCAAAATGACATTCTGTCACCTCCTTTGTTAGTAGTCGGGCGGTTATCCCGCCCGCTGGTTACCTTATGTCTATTTTTTGTCGTCTGGTTTTTTGATGTCCAATGGCTTCCATTGTATTTGTGAGTGACCGCAATTGTCATTACTACACTGCCAAAGTGTTGAGCGGTCATTCTCAGATGTTATTATCATAGTCGAGTTACAATGCTTACAAATTAGTGGTTTCCTTTTCACGCTGCACCCTCCTTCCGTTGTCCGACCTTCTAATATTAGTATATCATACCTTAAATGTTAAGTCAATACCTCAGATGTTATTTATTAAAATTTATTTATGTTAAACCCCTTTAGTCAAGGGGTATTAGTTCATATTCATCAATTTCCATTTTATTCAATGGTCTATCATATTCTAATATTTCAAATTTATGTGAAGTGTTTACAATTACTTCCTTTAAACCTGCCATTGGTTGGCATCCTATTGAGTATCCCCTTGTTTTAAATGTATATCTATAAGGCAATTTCATGAAGGTATGATATAATACTTTGATTTTATCAGTGTAGTATTCATTAGACATTCCCTCGTCCCATGTCTTAGCGTCGTCTATTAATGTATCTTTCCAGCTTTTAGCCTCAATAGTATCATTATCATTAACTTCTATTTCTTCAAACTTACCATCGTCACTATATAAAAATGTTGCTGTCTCATTATTTCCAACTATTTTATAATACCTACCTCTTTTAATATGGTCACAAAATTGAACCGCTGTAATTGCGTCATCCATGTTTTTAAATTCGCCACCATCAACTAGTATATTGTTTTCAAATATTTCATAGTCGTGGTATTCATTACTGTTTATTACTTCTATTAATGATTCTTGATATTCGCTTAATACTGTAATGTCATCTGTTAATCTATCATTGAAGTTTGTTAGGTAACCTTTGTTAAAAGTTCTGAAAAACCATTTTGCGCCTTTAGCTTCATGGTTAGCCCAATTACTGGACTTTATCAATTCGAACTGACAATCATAAATATCAATATATTTTTTTGCTCTTGATCCTGCTTGTGTTTTTAAAGTTTCTATTTCTGCAATTAATCTTACTGCACATAATGCCTTTTTAACGATATCATTTGATAATTCCCAATTTGTAAGTTTTTTCATAATTAAAATCCCCTTTTATTTTAGTTAGTAGGTCGTTGCCTCAACCTCTAATACTAGTATATCATACCTCATATGTTAAGTCAATACCTAAAATGTTAATTTATTAATTATTTTGAAAAAAAAAATAGACCTATGTAACACAGGCCAAAAGGGGATTAATAATTATTTTGGTTCAGTATAGTATAACATTTGAATCAAACCCTTTAAATTTATTTGTGGGTTCTTATTAACAAATTCAATCCATACATCTGAATAATTACTTACTTCTTTTAATATCTTTGTATATGACTTTAATATTGGTGTTAGCGTGAATGTATATCCATAATATTTGTAAATGGCTATTGCTGTACCTATGGCAAATAAATCAATATTGGCCTTAAAGAATTTTACATCTGAACTATTAGAATGGAAAAAATGTTCGCATAGTGCCGCGGCTGCTGTTGTATGACTTGTTTCATATAGACCTTTGGAATATAATACACTGTCTTTATGATAACCCCTATCAGATGTCGGGGTCACTGCACTAATTTCCTTATACCATAAAGAGGCCATTTTATCCCCGCCCTTGGTTGTTTTGTAATAATAATATACTTCGCATCCACGTGCTTTATCATTTCCAGCATTGGAGTGATTAGCCCAATGACTATCCACTTTTTTAGAATTCGAATCAGCTACTATCTGGGACAGTGACCATGCTTTATTACTATTTTTATAAATAATAAATCTATCACCTGACCCACCTATTTTTACATAATGCTCGATCCTATCCCTTAGTATAAACATATTACTTTCCTCAGAACCATAATTCGCTACCCCGATGTTATTTTCTTGTGTAGATGCTGATAAATAAATTTTAGGCATTAGAATTCACCTTCCTCAGTAGGATTATTAAGTATGCCGAATAATACAAGTATAGAGAGTATACTGTCAATTATTACTTTCGCTGTTGTTGCTGTAATACCTATTTTCTCAAATACTCCAAAACTATTTAATAGTAATAAAATCAATCCCCCGACGGATGCCCAAACAACCTTACTTTTCCATCTTTTTTGTTTTTCATTAAACATTTTAAAAAAACCTCCTCATTATGGGATTTATCAGTCTAATTATAAAATATGTTTATTGCTCCAAATATTGCAGTTATCAATCCCGCTGCCCCTAATAGATATGCAGTAATTAGACCTGCCTTATTTTCTATTTTTTTTTCCTGTCTTATTACTGGACAAATTTCCTTATTTCTAGCACATTCATCCTTAGTTACAAGCGTGTCAATTTTAGCCTCCATATTAGCTAAACGGTCGTTAATTTCCTGCCTCATATCTCTCATATTTTCAACTATGAATGTTAATAATTGATTATCTGGCACTGATAACACCCCCTTTATTATTTAGATGTTTTTGTGGCTTTTGTAGATTTCTTAATTGTGACTTTCTCATTTGACACGATGTTATTATATTGGTCAATTAATGGCTGTATGGCAGTCATAATCTTATCTATATGTTTTTCTATTTTGTCCATTTGTGCCATTAATGCATTTAACTTATCGTCCCTACTCATTTAAAACACCCCTTTTTTAAAGACATATTATAACATAAATTATTATTAAAAAGCAATTGCCGGCAATAAACCGGCAATTATATGGGATCGTGTATTTTTGGATTTCCCACTAACCCTATAGACCTATACACTAGATTGTAAACCTTGATATCATAGTCGTTGAGTTTACACAACCTTATACTATGTTGGTTCAAAGGGGTTATCATGGACTTGAACCACGAACCGCCCATCAATTTCAATTAATTTAATAAACATACCCAGCCTTTAGATTAATTTAATTTATCAAGGGTGCTACCATTACACCATAACCCATAACTTAGCCCCTTTGTTGTATGTTATTTTTAACAAAGGAAGCTAAGACACACATGCCCGACCTTAAGGAATCTATCAGCAACATGTAAAACCTAAAATAAATTAAGAGGATGCATATGCTACCCGCGCCCCGCATATACCATGGTATTCACTATTGATAAGATACCATCCCCACAAACATTACTCTATATCAATAAATGACTCCGCTTTTAGAATTATTGGTGGATGTGTTACTCCAAAACAAGTAAAATAAATTTTCTTAGTTTTTAAAATAATCTCCATTTCTTCGGGGGAAATTTCCCAACAACTCTCAACAGCATTTACACCATCTTCAAAAACTATCCTAGTAATTGGTAAATCATATACGTTTTCACTATCCGGCGGTGCCTTTAGCGTGTCATTTGATTTATCTGTCCTTATTGCCTTCATAATATTACCTTTCTTAAATAAGTATCTAAGGATTCCAACCCTTAGTTAAAGTATTGGCTATCATGGCCACGGTTCGACCCGACTATTCCAGTGATAACGTTACTTTGAACCCACCCGCTCCCCTGTATTGCCCTACAAATGAGGGTTACATGTCTGAGAATTTTTAATTATAAATTCATTATACTACTACATACAACCTTTTACAAGACCTAAATTGTTAATTTTTCATTTTCATTCCCTGACTCGATTACAGGGGTTTCTATTTTTGACACTTTTGTTCCAATGGCTTCCTGTCTCTTTTCAGGGGTTATTATTTTAGGTTCAGCCTTCAATTTTAAGTGCTTTAGCGTGACAATCTTTGTATCATGTAATCTAACCACAGCAATGTTAAATGATGATTCTGAGATTGGTACACGGGTTTTATTTTTACAATAAGTGAGATAATCAATGTATAATTCCTTTAATGTACATGTTTTTTCCTTTTGATTATTTTCTAAAAAATCCAAAACTATTTCCCGTTTTTTCGATTGTATTTCCCGTATTTTTTTTAATACTGTGTTAAGTTCATCAGGTAATAAGTTATCAAGTTCGTTTAAATCAATCATTTCTTTTTTTCCTCCTTCGGTGGATTTTCTCTGTCCTTCCATTGCTGACTTTGGCAGGTTAAACAAATGCCGTTTTCTTCATCGGTATAAACCTTTTTACATATACTACATAATGTTGAAGCCATAACATCAATCCTTTCTATATCATTATAAAAATCTATCTCACAGATTGGGCATGTCAATTCTTCTAAATTATTAGGCATTTGAATCATTGCTCCACAATCTGGACAGGGTATTAATTTATAATTGGTCATCGCTTTGCATTCTCCTTTCAAATTATCCAGTTCTGGATTGAATTTACCATTTTCCAATAACTGGTTACATTGTGTTATAATTGGTAAATCTCAAAATGTTGCGGGTAAAATTACGGGATGAATCCGGTGTACTTACAAACCTGCAAACCTATGGTATCACTACGTTTGAAGGGTGTCTACGGGGTTTACGGGTAAAATCGCTTTGCATTCTTTATAAATAAAAAAATATACTAACATTTTACGCTATCTATTAATTATTTTAAAATATTACCCCGTATCCCGTATTTTTATATAAATCTCACGTTATTACTAATTTTGAGTGTTACGGGGTGATGTAAAATAGTTCCCGTGTCACCCCGCTAATCCCGTGACCAATTGGAAATTTTAAAACTTATTATCAATTATCTCATTTAAATACTCAACATAGTATTCATTGGTCTTTCTAGCTTTATTATATACAAATTTAACATTATACTTCTTAAGTGCTTTTCCTAAAGCTATATGCGAACTAAAGTAAATACTTGATTCACTTAACATATTAAACATTTCTTTGACTGAATAATATTTCCCAGCCCCATCAAGTGGAAATAAATTAAATTGTTCTTCTAAAAACATAATATTTTCAGGTTTAGCCAAATATTTATTATTATTTGCTTCAACCTTTTGTATATCTTCGCGTTCATGCCAATATCTTGTATTTTTTAAATATAAATCATAGAAATACCCCCATAATAAATCTATATCAATATCATATTCGGTTACTAGTTCAGCATTCCCCATTGTTAAAAATCGCCTTGATCCTGTTAAATCTCGTAAATATTCATAATCGTTGGTAGTACCACAAAAACAAGTACGTCGTTTAATATCAATGTGTTCCTTAGCATATGGAATTCTTACTCTATCTTTAGTATTAGTAATATATGCTTTTAGACTGTCTTGGTCAGACTTTTTAAATGTACTTGATATTTCGCCAATTTCAACCAACCAATTACTACTTATTTCAATTAAATGGTCTTTGTTACCAACATCTAATACTAATAGACTTTGAAAATAATCATATTGTAAATGTTTCGGTAACAATGACCTAAACCATGTAGTTTTTTTACTACCCTGACCCCCTTGAAATACTGGTAAAAATTGACTTTCTATTGGTCTGGATTCTCCTTCTTCGGGTCGACAACCCATATAAACCATTTGTAAAAAACTATGATATAAATACCAATCTTTATCTGGTTCATTGGTTTTGACTGTTTCGCAAATGTCTTTAAATGCTTGGTCTGTAGGGTTTTGTAAATATTTAGCGTGACAGGTTTTTAAATAATCTTCAATAGGATTATACTTTGTTTTAAAGCCAATACTTATCAAATCCCCTTCAATTTTTTCTTTAGATGGCCTGTAATTATGTTTTATACCAAAATCTCTAATGGTAATTAAATAATTATCAATGTTTTTAGTGGTTTTTTTACCATTAATAAATATCTCAAATCTTCTTTTAATAATGTTATATTTTATTTCTGTTTTATAATGTTCCAATAACTTTTTAGTGTTTTCCTGAACATCTAATATATTAAATTTTGTGATTTCTGGTTGTTGCTCATAATCATCAAATAATTCGTTATATTTTTTTAACGTTGTAGTTACTTTTTTTTCAAGGTCTTTGTCTTTGTATGTTACTATTACAAAATTTTCATCCCATTTGACAAAAGTAAAATCCGGATTTTGTTTTTCCTTCCAAAGTTTTATTAAATCTTCTTGGAGGGTCTTGAAATAATCTTGGTGTTTTTCATCAATACAATCTGTTTTACTATAGGTTGTACTGAAAAAACTATTTAGATACATTCCCATCTTTTCATTATCTTTGTTACATATTGGACAGGAATATTTTAAAATAGACCCCGATTTACTTAAATTTCCCATAGTATGGATACCACGGTTTTTTAACTGATTAATTAACCAATTTAACCGTTGTTTCTTAAGTACTTGTCTTTTTCCAAATTCTATGATATCATTTTGACTAATATATTGACCCGTACTATCACAGTCTTTTATACTATCGACTGGTAATAATAAACTAGTATCAATTTTAAAGTCAGGGGATTCAATCACAATACCGTCATAGTCTCCAAGCACACTAATGACATGGATTCCAAGACTTTTTAATTTCTCAATTTCCTCATTAATCACAGTGACCGGATTTTCATTTGCTCTTTCAAATAAATCGTCGTCGGTAATATCGGCGAATTCATAAGTTATTAATTTATAACTCATACTTTAAACCCCTTTCGCTTTTTGTTTTAATTGCTCAATATATAGCTTGTAACCTTCTTCAAATATTTCCTGCTCTGTTACATTATACGATTTTGCTATTTCCTTTATATATGTAAGTTCTGGTTGTGATAATCGAATTGTTTTATGAATTTTTGGTGCTGCTACTTTAGGTCTTGGCATTTTAAATCCCCCCTTTTAATATTTGTTATACCAATTATAATATAGAATATCAGTTACTTTGTCAAGATTCAATTTACTTATTGACATACATAATTTATATGTATATAATTATATTTATGGAGGTGACAAAATGATTGAATATAAAAAAAATACTTCGACTAATTTAATTACAGTATATAAACCATATTTGGCGCGTAATAGAGTAATAATACCATCTGTTTTAAGTAAAAAAGATTTTATAGAGTATTATTATTATATCTATAGTGTAAAAATTTTATCAAAGACAACTATAGAAATCAAGTTTATTGATGACAAACAAATATCCATAGGTCAAAAGGTTTTTCCGGAATTATCTGGATTTAAGAGGTTGGCAATACCACAATATAACAGAGTTACAATAAACTATATCAATATTCATATTCCACAATCAATAATAGGGAAATTTCGTGATCCTTATTGGGAAATGAATTACATCGGAAATAAAACAATATATCTTAAGCAGTTAAATGTAGATATGTATATTAAAAAAATAATGGAGGTCAAAAGCAATGAAAAGGGAAAATGATGAGTTTTTAAACTGGTTAGAAGAATATTACACAGATTTATCACTAAGAAATAGTCATGACGAAAAAACCATGACAGCTATCAACAGAGTTATGACAAATATAAAGCGTAGATATGAGGACTTTTCACAAGGTTTGTTAATGGATTGTATTTATCAGAATTGTAACGGGAAAATGATACAAAATACCCCTATTGATTGGCAGTGTAAAAAGTGCGGTCTTAAGGCCAGATATATAAATGGGGTTATGTTCGCACTTGGAAAATCCGGCGATTGGGGCGAATTCTATGTCGATACTGATATATTAGACCCTGACTATTGGCAGAAATTATTAGATAAAATAGCACCAACACCAACAACCGCTATCGATGCCTGTAAATTAGCTCAACAACAAGAATTTATAAAAAGACAAAAAGAATTTATACCAAATTATAATTTATGTGAACAGGGTTGTATACATTATGAATCATCAACGTGTCAAAGCTGTTTACAATATGGGTATTACACAAATTTTAGACAAAAATGTTATGCTTGCGACGGTTCGGGGTGGTATGATAACACAGATGCACAGGGAAATAGCATACCATGTGGAGCGTGTGAGGGTACAGGATTAGAGGATAAAAAATATTAAATTGAAAGGATGTCAACCATGGATAAATTAAACCTAAAATATAGTATTATTGACACTGAGGTCTTAGAGGATTATTTCAGTATACAGTTAAAAAATGAAAGTATGGATAAAACTGAGGTATACGAATGTTACAATGATGATGATATTATTAATGTATACAATCTTTTAAAGGCTGCTACTAGACCCATGTATGCTTATAGTATCGATTATGATAAAGTAATTATCAATTGTTTATGTAAGTTTGTAGAAAAAGGAACAACAAATATTGTGTATCACTTAAGGAAAATATCAGATTATATGATTAAATATAAAATCAATTATTTTCGTTTAAATAGGGAATTTTGGGTCGATGGATATTTTAAATTAGAAAAAACCGACCAATATATCGATTATAAAGAATTATTTAATCGTGCCATTATTAGAACTAAATCATTATATAATAACGAGCATGTAAGTAGATTTTTAGATGAATACGGTTACATATTGGCTAAATCTCAGGTATATAAAAACCTGATTATTAACTCAATACCAAAAATACTATTTTATTACACAATAAAGAAGGATAAAACCTTACAGATGACCATATCATTGAAAGTATTACAACTATATAAACAAGGTTATAATGTTAGGTTTGATTTATCCAAATATACTAAAATAGCTGATATAAAAAAAGATGGTTTGTATGATAAATTTATAGAGTATTCCATCAATGATGTTAAGTTTTTAGAAGAAATATTCCTTGAAAAACCAAAAGACGATATTGAAAAACGTTATTATGCTGCCAAAGCTGTTAAGTCGATAAATCCTAAAATCGAAATAGGTATAAATGAGTTATACAGTGAAAATGATACAGCTTTAATTACTAAAGTACTGAGTATTGACAGGCCAATTAAAAATATTGAAATAGATTATACAAAATATATTCATACCCCATATAAAGAATTTAATGATTTTGTGACCTTTGTAAGTAAAAACAATGATGTTAAACGTGATAAAGAATTAAAAGATGGTTACTGCACACTATTTAAAAAGAATTATATTGAAGATGACTATCAAATTGTATTAGATGATAAGGTCGATGTAATAATTAATAGTTTTGATACTATTGATTTAAATGGTACATTAGTTAAATTTGGTTTAGGTGGGGCGCATGGAGCAATTGACAAATATATAATGGATAATTTACTTCATCTGGATTATACTTCACAATACCCAAGCGTAATATTACAGTATAAACACTTATTTAAAAATATAATTGATGTTGATTTATACGAGGCCATTTATAATATGAGGGTAAATTCAAAACCAAAAGTCAAAGAACTGGAAGCACTGGGAAATGATACAGACGAGTTAATTGAACTTAGAAAACTTGTTAATGGTTTGAAATTGATATTAAATACTGCTTATGGAATCATCAATAGTAATTTTGACTTACCTATTAGTTGTAAACCATTGGGGCGTTTTATTTGCTTAAAAGGTCAAAGTCTATTATTAAATCTTGGTCATAAACTAATAAGTAAAGATGACAGGATCAAGTTACCTAATATAAATACCGATGGTATTATTGTAAAGCTTCCAGATGATTGTAATATTGACCAAATAATCAAAGAAGATGTTGACAGGTATTTTGTGCTTGGTGTTGATAAAATTGATAAGATAATACAAAAGGATGTAAACTCATATCTTAAGATTATGAATGGTAAGCTCAAAACAAAAGGCAGTTTCAATATTAAAATCAAACAAAATATCAATACACACGAACGATTAAGCGTGAATACTATTAATGCTATCAGGTTAATTAATAAACAAAGTGTAAAGGTTCTACCAATATATTTTAATACTAAATGGATTGACTTG